GACGCCCTGGCCCTGACCTTCGCTTTCCCGGTCAAGCCACAGGAGCCGATGCGGTCCAGGGCCCAAACAGATTACGACGTGCTGACCTACGGGACGCAGGCAGCGCGTATGGACTACGACGTCCTAGGGGCCTGACATGGGCGGCTACGTCTTCGAGCACAAGGACCATCTCTCCAAGGAGCATTTAGAGGGCTCTTATCACGCCATCCGAAACGATGTAACCCTTTGCAAAACCTTGTGGTACGACGGCAAGCCCACAGGATTGCAGGAATTCATGGACAACATAAAAAACTGGTGGTATGTGCGTGTCACGAATCCTGGGAAAGTTCCTGTCGGTGTGTTTTGGCTGAACGGCTACCAGGGGCGCACGGCGCAGATTCATTTTGCGATCTTTGAAGAGTTCCGCCGGGAGTCGGTGGAAATAGGCCGGGCCACAATGCAGTGGCTCGAAGAACTGGGGTGGCTGCACAGCGTGTACGGGCTGACCCCGGTCACGCACCGCCACGTCTTCCCCTTCATCGAGGCCATCGGCTTCAAAATCATGGGGAAGATCCCGGGGGCCTGCTGGATCGAACGGAAACAGAAACATGTCGCGGGCGTCTTGAGCGTCTACGACTTCGGGAGGAAAGCATGAAAATTTACGAGCGCATCGTGATGGACTGGGACGGCAACGTCCTGGACGAGCAGTCCTTCGAGTACGAAGGCCCGGTCGCCCTGTGCGGCGGTGGTGGTGGCAAGGGCTCCACGCCGAAACCCCCGCCCCCGCCTCCGAAGCCTGCTACCGAGAAGAACACGACCGCTGCCGCCAATGAGGCTGTCGCCGACCAGGACGCCAAGCGCAAGAAGTACATGGGCCAGCAGGGCACGATTCTAACCAGCCCTCTCGGCGCTGCACCGGCTCCGGGGCAGACAAAGACCTTGCTCGGCCAGTAGGAGAAAACCATGGTGGACGTGAAGGAACTGGCGAACAGGCGCGAGGCGCTGCTGCAGGAGCGAAGGACATGGGAGGCCGACTGGGCACTCCTGGCCCAGCACTTCCTGCCGCGCAAGATGCGCTCCCTAGAGCTTGAGGGTGACGTCACGAACCGGGGCGGCCTGCGCAAGGACATCCTGCGTTCGACGGGCATCCTGGCCATGCGCGACCTGGCCGCGGGGATGCACGGGGGCATGACGTCCCCTGCCCGCCCGTGGTTCCGCTTGTCCCTGCAGGATGAGGATCTGGCCGCCTTCAAGCCTGTCCGTTCCTGGCTTGACGACTGTCAGGACCGCATGCGGACCATCTTCCACCGCTCCAATTTCTACAACGTGGTCCACTCGATCTACGGGCAGTTGGGCACTTTCGGCACGGGCTTCATGTTCGAGCTGGAAGATGAGAAGTCCGGCATCCGCTTCCACCCCCTTGTGGTTGGCGAGTATGTCCTCGACGTGGATGAGAATGGCCGGGTCGACACGATCTTCCGGACCTGCCCCATGACGACCAGGCAGCTTGTCCGCCGCTTCGGCTACGACAAGTTGCCCGATGTCGTGAAGCGCATCCACGACAACCCGACCCGGATGGCCGTTGACCGTTTCATCGTGGTGCATGCGGTCTACCCGAGAGCCGACCGCAATCCTGGCAAGCTCGACAGCAGGAACATGCCCTGGGCGTCGGTCTACTACCTCGAGGCCGGCGAGGGCAGCAAGAACATCGCGGGCGGCCTGCAGTACCCGCACCTCCTGGCCGAAAGCGGCTTCCGGGAGTTCCCCGGCTTCGGCCCCCGCTGGGACGTGACAGGCAACGACGTCTACGGTGACAGCCCTGGCATGGATGTCCTGGGCAACGTGCTGCAGATGCAGGCCATGGAGAGGAGCAAGCTCAAGGCCCTGCAGAAGCTGGTGGACCCACCGATGGCCCGCCCCAGTGGGACTAAGGGACTGTCCCTGCTCCCCGGCGCCGAGAACGTCTACGACGTGAGCGGCAGCAACCAACCCATCTACCCGATCATGAACATCCGGCCCGATACGCAAGGTGTCCTGGCCGCGCTCGAGGACCTCAAGACAGAGATCAAGCAAGGCCTCTACAACGACCTGTTCAAGCTCCTCATAGACTCCGACCGCCGGCAGATCACCGCCCGCGAGATCGCTGCGAAGGAAGAGGAGAAGCTGATCCTGCTCGGGCCGGTGCTGGAGCGCCTGCACGATGAGATGTTCATCCCTATGATCGACAGGACCTGGAACTTGATGATGGAGCAGAACATGCTCCCGGAGCCGCCCGAAGAGGTGCAGGGCCAGGACATCAAGGTCGAGTTCATCTCGCTGCTCGCCCAGGCCCAAAAGATGGTCGCCACGACGGCCGTGGACCAGTTCATGGGCTTTATCACCATGCATGGCCAGATCCTCCCGGATCTCCTCGACGTGGTGGACCCGGACAAGCTGGCTGACGGCTACGCCTCTTACCTGGGCCTCGAGACAGACATGCTCCGCGCCCAGGAGGACCGCGACGCCGTCCGGGATGCCCGGGCCCAGCAGATCCAGCAGGCGCAGCAGGCCGAGCAGATGGCGGCCATGCAGGCCGGGGCCAACACGGCCAAGACCATGGCCGAGACGCCCCTGCAGCAGGAAGCGCCGAATGCGCTTGACGTGCTCCTTGGTTCCCTCGGAGGTGGTGCGTGATCGCAGATGATCTCTTCACCGACGAGGCCAAGGCGGTCGAGCTGCGCAGGAAGGCCGCCGAGGGCATCCAGGACCAGCTCCGCTACGCCCTGGATGCCATGATGGACAACCCGAACTGTCGTACCTTCCTCGCTTGGTTGATCGACAGTTCCCGATATTTCAAGGTGAGCTACGCGAACAACGCGGACGTTTACCGGCACGAAGGCATGCGGCAGATAGGCGCGGCCGTGGTCGAGCTTCTTGTAGAGGTGAGACCCGACGCCCTGGCCGTCCTCAAACAACACGGCAAGGAGAATTTCCATGGTTGACGAGCTGAACACTGGCGCCAACGATAACACGGGCGCGGCTGGTGGTGAGGGCGCGGCACCGGAGAATACCGGAGCGCAGACGCTCCTCGGCGACGATCCTGGCGTTCAGGATCAGAAGCCTGTCGAGGGGCAGACGGAAGAGCAGAAGCCCGTAGTCCCCGAGGAGTACGCGGACTTCACCTTCCCCGAAGGCATCGAGATCGACAAGGCCCAGCTTGATGCTGCGAAAGCCCAGTTCAAGGAAGCGGGCTACACGCAGGAGCAGGCCCAGAAGGCTATCGATCTGTACATCAAGAGCATGCAGGAGCAGCAGGAGCTTTTCCTGCAGGAGCGCAAAAACTGGGTGAACGAGATCAAGGCCGACAAGGAGTTCGGCGGCGACAAGTTCGACGCCACGGTCAAAGGCGCCCAGCTTGCCCTGCGTAAGTTCGACGTGGACGGGAAGATGGTCGAACTGCTCGAGACTTCCGGCTTCGGAGACCACCCGGGCGTGATCAAGTTCCTGGCCCGCATTCATGCGGCCCTGAGCGAGGACAAGGTCTTCGATGATCGCGAGCGGGGCGGCAAAACCGACAACAGGCCCCTCGCTGAACGCCTTTATGGCAAAGATGGCATGGGGCCGGCAAACCCCCAATAGTATAGGAGATTTACACCATGGCTGACACTCTCGTTCGTACCCTGGCCGAGTGGGGGCAGTTCTTCAAGGAGAACGGCCAGCCCCACGACGTGATCGAATTGATGGATCAGGACAACTCGATCAATGACGACATCCCCTGGATGGAGGCCAACAGCGAAGACGGCCACAAGACCGTCATCCGCACCAGCCTGCCCACCGTCTACTGGCGCCGCCTGTACCAGGGCGTTCCGTACAGCAAGACCGGCGTGTCGCAGGTCAAGGACGCTTGCGCCCTCATGGAGGCCCGCAATAACATCGACAAGAAGCTCTTGGACCTCCACGGCTCCCAGGCTGCGGCCTACCGCGCCCAGGAAGACCGCGGCTTCCTCGAGGCCTTCCGCCAGAAGCTGGCCACGACCCTGTTCTATGGCAACTCGAACACCACCCCCGACGAGTTCAACGGCCTGGGCATGCGCTACCCCACCAAGACCTCCCCGAACGTCGTGGACGCCGGCGGCTCCGGCTCGAAGTGCACCGACATGTGGGGCATCGTCTGGGGTGGCACCGACGTCCACGGCATCTTCCCCAAGGGTTCCAAGGCCGGCCTCTCCATGCGCGTGCTGCCCGAGCAGGACGTGCTGGACGCCAACGGCAACCCGTACCGCGCCGTGGCCACCCTGTTCGAGTGGAACGTGGGCCTGACCGTTCGCGACTGGCGCTCCGTGGTCCGCATCTGCAACATCGACACCGAGAAGCTGACCCTGAAGAAGGGCGAGACCGGGTTTGTCGATCTGCACCGCCTGACCATCCGGGCCAAGAACAAGATCCCGACCGCCAAGCGCAACCGCCTGGTGTGGTACTGCAACCAGGACGTGATGACCGCCCTGGAGCTGCAGGCCTCCGACGCCGGCAATGTCCAGCTCATGTACGGAGAGCTGTTCAACAGCAAGAACGTCCCGTTCCTGCATGGCCGCCCGGTGCGTCAGTGTGACGCGATCCTGTCGACCCAGACCGCCCTGCCCTAATCTTTGATTGGGGGAGCACAAAGCTCCCCTTAAAAGGAGAAACCTATGTTTTACGATAGCTTGAACATGTTCAGCGACCAGCAGGCCATCACCGCTACCACTGACTCTACCAAGAAGGTCCACCTGGGTGGGCTGAAGCTCGCGGGCAAGATGGACCCCATCTTCATCGACATCCGCGTCAACGAGGCTTTCAACAACCTGACCTCGCTGAAGGTCGAACTGCAGCAGGCGGACACCGAGGACGGCTCCTACGCCACTGTGGCCGGCGGCGATACCGGCGCCATTCCCCTGGCCAGCCTCAAGGCCGGGTACAAGTTCGGTCTGCGCATCCTGCCCCGCTCGGTCACCAAGCCCTGGCTGAAGCTGGTCTACACCGTGGTCGGCACCGCCCCCACGACCGGCAAGGTGACCGCCGCCCTGGTCCGTGAGGAGCAGGACAGCTACGAGGCCGGCCAGTACATCGACAAGGGCAGAGTGATCGCCTAAAGGAGGGCTGAACCATGGCAAAGTATCGGGCTACAGCCGACTGCTTCTTCGACGGTCAGTACTACCCGCAGGGCGCCATCTTCGAAGGCCGCAAGCTGGAAGGCTACGATCTGGAAACCGCGACCTACCTCGAGATCCTCGAGGACACCCCCGCTCCCAAGAAGGGCACCAAGAAGTCCGCGGCTGACGACGAACTCTAAACCCAAGGGGCCTCCGAGCCCCTTTTTACCACGGGAGGCGCGATGGCGTCCAAGATCTCGATCATCAACATGGCTCTGGGCTGGCTGGGCGCACCGCCCATCGCGGCCCTGACCGAGAAGCGGCCCGAGGCCATCTACGCCTCCCAGTACTATGATTCCGCGCTGGAGCAGACCCTGCGCGACCA